GTTAAAAAGGTCGGTGTATGCGGGTACGGGCATTAGGCCACCGCGGGGCGGTCAATACCCAACAGCTGTTTAACCATAGGGCTAAAGCCTGTTGAGCCGCCAGTAGTCATACCATCAAACGACGCGTAATCCATGCCAGCGCTACCACGTTGCCTATACAAAAAGCCTGCATAAGCCACCGTGCCAAGCGTTACCGCGGCGCTCGGTGAGGTCGTCAAGCTGTCCACGTACCCGGCTTGCTGTCGTCGCTTGTAACAAACAGCGTTGGCACTTGTGCGGCATTGCGTTAAAAACGCGGCGTCGGCCGCTGTAGCGGTGCCTATGCCTAACCAATCCTCTACTTGGCTGTCGGCTGTAACCCACGTACACGTAGGCGTAGTGGTCAGGGTGCCAGTAGCTGCCACAATTTGCACGTTGTCGGCCGTGCGCGCGTAAAGCACTTGGTTTTGTATTGGTAGCTGGTAGTCGTAATGAAAAAAGCCTTGCTCGTCTACGCCCGTAAAATAGTATTGCGGCAAATCCGCTACTAGATACGTGCCGTTAAACGTCGCGTCAACGCCGCTAATAACTACAGACTGCCCAACCTCGAGCGGGTCGGCGTTTGTTTGTAATACTAAAACCGCGTAATTGTCGGTTAAGTATTTTTGTGTGACCGAGTAAGCGGCCATAATGGCCTACCTTTCGGTTATCAGACGAACTTAACGAACTTGGTGGCGTCTGCCATAAACCCGGCAGCGTAACCACGGAAAGCAATCGTGCGGCCCAAAGTTGCTGGTACCTCAACGCTAATTGCGCCCTTTTGCTGTTCGTAGAATTCAAAGCCTGCAGCTGCACCGGCAGCGTGTCCCATGAATGAGCCCGGTGCGTTTCTGTCAACAACAAGTACCAAGCCAAGTGGGTTGCCGTTCCAAGTTGTTGCGCTCGAGTTGCCGGCAGCGTTTTGGCCCATAAGGTTTGGTGCGCCTGTGTACGGAAATACTGGCCTGTTTGAGTCGTCTACCGAGCTTGACAAGGCCGCCCAACTTGCTGGCGTTACAAACATGTGCGTTGGCAAATAGTTAGACGAGGCCGAAATTTGGCGGGCGCCGTCGTAAATTGCTGCTACCCAATCTGCACCTACTGCGGTGTCGGCTACTGACGCTGTTTGCGTAATTGCTGCATGGCAAGTGTCTACGGCGTAATTGTCCGTGGCCTGTCCGTAAGCGATAGCTAACTGATTAAGGATGATGTCAATGCTTGAGGGGTCACTCCAATCCAAGTCTTGTTCGGAGACGGTAACAAAAGTACCAAACGAAAGCTTAGAAATATCAGAGTTTGACACGACAACAGTAGACGCGTTGAGCTGGTCAAATTGTGCAGCCTGTTGTGTAACAACTGGTCGAGTAGTAATTTTTGGACGGCGGAAAGTTGCGCCAGCTGTTGGCATTGCACGAGTACCGATTGCGCTAACAAACGGGCGAATTGGGTTTAGTCCGTCGTAAACGCTGCCGGTAATAATTTCGGGCAAAATACCGGGTGTTGACTCGGTGTTAATAAATGGTGCAACGCCGGGTGCAGCTTCGACAACTGCTTGCTTAATGTTTGCGTTCATTTGTGCAAAGTCGGCGCCGCCACGTACGTAGCTAGCGATGTATTCCGACGTGCTTGGCAAACGCAATTTGCGAGGCTGTGCATAAATGGTTTGCACGGTTGCGGCCTCGATAACGGCTGGTGTTTCTACGGTCTTTTCCATTTCGGTTAACTCCTCGTTTTCGTCTTGTGTATTATTTAACTCTATTTCGTCGGGCTCTTGGTGGATACTCGCCGCGACGCGCTGCACCTTGGCCGCCTCAAATGCGCCGTAGGGCAGCAAACTGAGCTCTTGCCAATCGGCCTTAGTTACAACCATGGTGCCAGCCTCGTCAAAACTAAATTCGACGGGCAAAATGCCTACGCTTACGCTGTCCAAAACGCCGTCTTTTGCAAGCTCAAGCGCCTCGTTGCCTAACGTCGTTTCGCTTATCTTGGCTTCAAACATGACGGTATTTCCTACCAACTCTCGAGCCGTGACCAAGCCGATTGGGCTAGTGCTGTCATGGTTTAGATACATTTTGGGTTTCTTGCCCTCAAGCGGTAGTGCGCCCGGCTCGAAACGTACTTTTTGCCCGTCCGATACGACGGCCTCTACGCCGTATTGTAGGGCGACGCCGGCGAGGGTTCTACGTGGCAGCGCGTCACCTTTAGCGGCGTCTAAATTTAATTCTTGTGGGATTAACCTAAGCATTGTTTACCTCGTTTGCCATGTCCGGCATGTTTTCGGCGCTGTCTTGGTATTGGTTTTCTAAATAGCTTTCGATGTCAAACATAACACCCGTGCCACGGGGTAGCACGTTATCCGCGCTTAGTGTTTCTTGTATGCAATCTATGTACGGCTTTACGCCGAACGTGTAAAGGTCGCGTGACGCTTCCGAGCTACTGACATACGAATAATTGCCAATGCTTACCGAAACTAGATAAGCGGGCACGTTTGCAATGCGCGCAATTTCTTTTGCTTGGTATTCGGCGGCGTCAATAAGCAACATTTTGTCGGGCGTTGCGTTGTTAGGTATTACCTCTACAAATTCGTTTATAGCGCACGTGGCTGAAGCGTAACGCGCGGAATCGTAGGCGCTCGCAAGGTCGGCCAGCTCTTGCGGGCTCATGGGCTCGCCGCCTGTTTGACGCAAAGTAACCGCTGGCTGCAAGCTGCTCGAGTTTCGGTTGCGGGCCTGCTCAAGCTTTAGCGCGGTGTCTACTGACGTTGCGCCGGTATAAATCAAGCCTTGTATTGGGCTTAAAAACTGTACGCAATCCTCGTAACGAATTGGTAAGCCTTGAAACAAAATTTGTTTAGACGGGCCAAACCATACGCCCGTGCCTTGTGCTTGGTCTTGTGTTGTAATCATTGCAGCGGGTAGACGTGTAAACGCTGCCGGGTATCCGTCGGCGGTGCGCTCGGTTATATACCAAAATGCGCGACCATAAAAAAACAAGTCGTCAAATGTCCAACTTAAAATAAAGTTGTTTGTTACGCCTTTGTCAATGCGTCGTAGCCATGAGCGCGGCGCCTCGGGTACCTTTTCCATTTCGTCGCCGTTCCACATTTCTTTATACATGACAAGCGGCAGACAGCCAACAAGGCTTGCCATTAAATCGCGGCTACGGCTAATGGTTGGCACTTGCATAAAACGGCTACGGTTTACGCCGTCGGTGTACGCAAAAAAGTTGCCAATTTGTGAGGCGCCAGCGTTGCTACCGGCAGCGGCTTTAACAACGGTTGCTGGTTCAGGTTTGCGCGTAAAAATAGCCATGCGTTTAGTGTGCCATATTTAGGCGGCTAATGGTGGCACTCGCTGGCGGCGAGCAATCCCCGACGGAAAGCAAGGCCAGCGAGCGCCAAACAAACTTTAGCGGTTAGCGCCCATAATCATTGGTTTACCGACAAGTTGCGGGCGGCTTGCCATGGCCGCGGCCCACACCATACAACGCGCTGCCTCGATAGGGCCCGGGCTACGTGTCGAGGATATAGCAACGCTTCCGTTGTGTTTGATAAGTACGGCCCGCTCAACGTGTTGTGTTAGTAGTAGCTCGCCGTTGTGTTGTAAACGGTTTTCTACAATCATTGAGCGCACAGCGGCCGTCCATTTCAGTAGCTCACGGTAGCCAACTATGGTGCGGCGACGCTCGAGCGCTGGCGGGCAACTTACCTCTAGCGCGGGGATTATTGCTAGGCGTAGCCCCGGGTTGTTTTCTATTTCTATGTCAACTAGCCGCCACATTTCGGCAACGCTGTTAGCGGTAAACGCCACGGTTACGTGTGTTTTGTTGCCAGCTTGTACGGCGCGTACGGCGGTATAGCGGGCCTCGTCCGTTGAGCTTTCAATAGCCAACACTCCGCCGGGGGGTGGCGGGGTATCGGTTTTGCAAGCGTCAAAGACGCCAATTTCTAGCCAGCCCGTTGTTACGGCTTGCCAAAGGTTTACAGACGCTCGTAAAAACGCCGAGCGGTTAGGGCCTAATGCTTCGCCCTCAATTACGTCTAGGTCAATGAGGCCGCCAGCGAGTGCGGGGTTTGCGTACTCCCATGCCTCGGGCGTCATTGGGTCTAGTTGTGGGCTTGGGCTAAATTCGGCAAAGTACAACGTGGTTTGTTTGCCGCTATCTATTGCCCTTAACCCTTGGTCACGCCAGCGCAATAGCGCCGTGGATTCTTGCGTACCCGCGGTGCTCACAAGTAAACACAACGGGTTTTTACGGGCACGTTGAGACGGTAATAAACCGTCGTCTATAGCGG